AACCGCTGCGACGTGTGTTAAACAACAAAATACCACGCGGATACAGTCTGAAGTCTGGTGCGTCTTGGTCAATGTAGTTGCTGACCAACAAATCTGTGATTGATGGCAAACTGCCTGTAATAATGTCTGTGGTGCCGGTAGTATCCCAACGTGCATCAGCAAACACAATACCGTTTTGTCCCACTTGGTCAGTGTTGTCAATCAAAATCCAATCTGTACCATCATAGCGATACAGCACAGGATAATTTTCTAAGTCGCCGCTGTCCAACCACAGATCACCGGCTTCCAATGCAGTTACACCGTCGCTTTGAAACTGGGGTTCACTTGCGCTGATGATAACACCGTTTGGATCAGTGTCGGCCAAGTTGTAACCTCTAGCGTCTGTTACTGTACCATAATAAAAAATGTTCTTGTAACCTTTCCAACCACCAATGTCGTTGATCATGATATCAACTGTGGCCGGATCGCTGTAATACCATAACGTACCATCAGCAGGTGCTTGGTAGGGCTCTGTGGTACTGTAAGTGTAAGTTAATGCCTGCCAGTTGGTCAATGCAAGAGTGGTTCCGTACAAAATTGTACCAGCGGTATTGCTGGTAAAGCCTGCATCGGCAACAGGAGTCCCGGATATGTCATCCAAGTAAATATCACCGCCATAAATGTGAGTAAACGTGATTATACTGTTTTCTACGGTTACATTTAACTCTGGGATATTAAGAGCCAATATATCTGCTACAAAACTTGCTGGCGAAGTGCCTGTTAACGTTACAGTATAACTGGTCACCGTTGGAGATCCAATTGAAGTGACTCCTATACTAAATGATTCTGATATTGTAAAAGGATTGGCTGCAACAGCTGATCCACTCACAACCGTTTGTCCTGCCACACGTCTACGGAACGGTTTAAAGGCCGCTGAAGTATCTAACAAAGAATCATAGTTGTTCCAAACTGTTCCCACTGCAATGCCATTGCCGCCTCCGGCTGGGTCAATACCATACAGTGCCGATTCAGGGCTGTCATAAAACTCTGTGGCCAGAGTGCTGAATGTTTCTGTGCTGCTGTTAAATCGTTTGATTACAATATCGGCTCCGTTGCCTATTGCACCAAGCTTCAAGAATACACTGCCACTTGGTCTTGGCACTGTGTCACTTGATCTCCAGGCTGGGATTTCTGCAAATGTGCCTTTAGTAAGCAGTGGACTTGCATAAGTGCTACCTGATGTGCCCAATCCCAGGCTGGCCATTGGTGTACCTTGTGCATTTGAAATAGTGACTTTACCATCAACAGTTGTTCCGTTGCTGGCAGCAGTACTGGCCACACGGATTTCTATTCTGTTAGAAGTAGTAACATCATAAACAGCAGTTACGCCTGTAATTGCTGCGCTGTTAATTGCAGATACTACTTGTGCAATAGTTCTTGCTGAACCGGTATTACCAACTGTTACAGTAGTGCCGTTAATGGTCAAAGCAGCAGCAGGCGTGCTTGCAGGAATAGCAGTGGTTGAGCTGGTAGCAAAATTTACTGTGCCTTTTACAGTAGGCCAACTGGTAGCCCAGGCATCTGTGCCCACACGCTTCCATAGATTGTCTCTGGCCTTGTAAAACAAGATTGCGTTACTTCCTGTGCCAAAACTAACAGCATAACTGCCTACTTGCCCAATTTCGTCATTGGGTACATACACTCCACTGCTCAAAGTTTGATTGGCAATACTGGTTACCAATATTGGAGTTTTTAAAGTGAATTCACTGTCAACAGCATCCCACTCGTTAATCCCCCATACACTTTCTGTTAGATCCATCCAGTGTGTGCCGTTGGCCACATTTCCAGCTGGACGAACACTGGTACCCACCAGTTCATCTAAATCAATGTCTGCTCTGATAGCATAAATTCTGTTAACATTGCCTAGCACACTATACGCAGTCATCAATCCGTATTCGTTGCGCTCGTCGCCATGCAACGGTGTTCCTGCTGCACTTTGCTTGAAGCTGGGGTAGCCCATAGCTGCAATTAATTCACGCTGGCTGCTGTAAGTCAGCAATTTGCCTGCTCGAGCAGCGGTGGTGTCTGTGGCTGACGTGCCGGATGGATTGGTTTTATCCTGAGCAGTTGCCATGATAATTAGGGGAACTGTTCCTACTGCGCCAGGAACATATTGACTTTCGTCTGTGACGGTAATTTCTAAACCTGGAGATACTAGTGCCATGTTTTTATCCTTTAACAAAACATTTGCAAGTATTTATTAAAAGCTTATTATTTTGGGCTAATACAAGGTGCCTTTAAAAGGTTTTACTATAAATATTGCTATGCAAAGACCTTTATGTATACAGTGTCAAGGCAATCCTGCTGCCGTAAACTACAAACTAGGCGCGAAAACCTACTACAGAAAGACCTGCGCCAGTTGCGCCCGTAAAGGTAGACGAGTAAAAGAAATGCCTGGCTGGACTAAATCAGGATACAAGAAAAAACTCGTCTGTGAGCGATGCAATTTTAAAGCAAAAACAGCCAATCAAATTTTTGTTTTTTACCTAGACGGTAATTTAAAAAACAACAATTGGGTCAACCTGCGTAGTGTGTGTGCCAATTGCAGAATTGAACTTAATTCTACTAAAACTACCTGGCGTGAGAGTCCGCTAGTAGCAGATTATTGACCTTGTTGTATAGCTCGTCAATTGTTCCATTGTTTTCTATTTCACAATTAAAAGTCTGCCCTATCCAAGCCCATTCACTGTGATGCACGTCGGGATATCGTTGTGGCATCAATTGCCCAGCATCCTCTAGCAGCCATTGTCTATCTTCGTGTGTGGTATTTTCTCGTAACGCACATTTATACCACTCGGGCAGCGGGCCGCGTTTGATCCAAACACATGTACCGCCGTGTTTTCTAATAGCAGCTATTTCGTTGGGAAAACGTACATCGCTTATTACAATATCTTCAGTGGTTTTACGCAGTCTGTTTTCCAGGCTAGCTATCCAAATATCATTATGGAATGCGCCGCGGCAAACTTCAGTGCCCCACAGTTGCAGCATGTATCTAGGAGTGAGACGAGGCATGTCGAGCCGCTTGGCCCACCATGGATCTACCTGTTCGCGCCATTCTCTGGCTTCGGGTGTGAGTCCTTCTAGCAGTTCTCTATCCCACCCAAACACTTGTGCCACAGCATCTTTGAGTGTGCCAGCAAAGCTGTCTCTAACAAAACTATGTTTGGCCACCAAGTAATTGGCCACTGTGTCTTTGCCCGAACCAATGAAGCCTGTAATTCCTATGATCATAAAAAATGCCCCCTAAGGAGCATTTTAATACTGTTGTTGCACAAAGTCAAACGCCGTACCGATTCTTTTTAGGCTTGGCCACAGGACTGTCTTTGTGAACAGTAGGTCCTTCTTGACTGCGTAGGTCGCCGTGATTCATATCTTCGTGATTGGCATGAACTGCTTTGTAAGCCAATTTGAGCATTTCTTGCTCTTCTTTACTGTAAGGCGCTGTCAGTTTCCATTTGCCCAGCCAGGATTCTTCGTCAACATCGGGCATGGTTTTGCCGTCGGTAGCTGCCAGTGCCAGCCCCAGTCTATATAGTGTGTAATCACTGTTCCATTTTTTACCATCGGCGAATCTGTTCAAGCCTCTAGTGGCTCGTCGTTGGTGGTCACTGAGTTCGCCCACGCTTTCTTGTATGATATCTTTTATCTTCATTATCCTATTACAAAGCCTAACGGCATTGACCCATCAACAAAATCTTTTAATTCCTGCTCTAGCTTTTCCATTTCTGCCTTGGCTTCACCTTTGAGTGTAGCACCATTCAACTGTGTGCCGCCTTGTGGCCCTGGCAAACTGGCATATTTTTCTCTGGCTTCACCCACAATCAATTTGGCAAAACTGTAGGCGTACTCTTGTACCCACGGAAATGACTGTACATCATTCAGTATCATTGCATCTGGTTTGTAATTGTACAGATGTAATAGCACATCTTCAAATCCATTGGGATCTGCATTTGCGCCAACAAACGGAATTTTACGTATCAAGGTCAGCTTCTTGGTCACTTTGTTAAACGTAAAGTTCAGGTAACCACCGAACATGCGCATGGCCAGTTTCTGATAGTCCACAAACAATTCGTAGTTTAGCAAGCCACCCACTCTGCCTGCTACCAGCATGTATGTGTTTAAGTATCCGCTTGCAAATGGTTCAAATTGGCTGGCAGTTGTGCCTGACACTGAACCAATACCGCGTCTGTAGGCAGCTCTAACATCCATGACCACGTCAGGCAATATAATTTCTTGTGTTTCCGGAAACAGTTTAAGAAATGCGTAACTTTCTTCTACACTGTTGGTTGCCCGCTGTCTATACTTGACCAAGGCCTGATTGATAGCCATGTCATAGTGTTCTTTGTCCAACTCAACATCTACTATGCCATCACCCAGGCGCATGCGGATATAGTCTGTGATATCCGAACGACGTTTGTTGAGACTGTCCAACCACTGTGCGTTTGGATCAAACTCAATGTGGCCCGATCCTGTTCCTGTGGCTGGATTGTAAAGACTATCGGATTTTAAGACGCCGTTAGCGTAAAAATATGTAGTGTCCGCTACTACATTACCAGTAAAAGGGTTAGACATCCATGTTCCTAAAGTACAAAGTATTTATTGTACTCGAAGGAGAACAGTATCCGAATTCAAACGCCCATTGCCCTGTGTTTCTGTAGCTTTAATATCTTCTAGGAATTTACGCAATTGGATTTTGCCCGCTTTTGCAAACTCTTTGAGCTTTTCTTCGGGCTTTCTAAGTGTTTTGCCGACGCTTGCAGTCTCATTGTATCCTGTTAGTGTAGTGCCTTTGACACTCAACGGACCGGTCATACTGTCAGCCACATACTTGTACAGTTTGCGTGTTTTGGTATTGTAGCACCACAGCTCTTGTGCGCCAATGATATCCACAGGATTGATTGACACCAATTTGAGTGTCTTTTCTTCTCGCATGTACTTGAGCTTGCTAACAACTTTTTCTTTGTTGGGCGCACGTTTGACTCT